TGCCTGTGGCGGCTCGTCAGAGAACGGACTTATGAACGAGCTCTTGTAGGAGGCGAATCCGACCTGATTGGCAGTTATTGAGGGCATGGCACACGTGTCATGTGCAGGGAAGCACAGTGGCAGCAGTTTTCTGAGCCATGAGCAGAGCTTGGGCGTCGGCGTCGGCCTGGTTCAGTCGGCTGCGAGCAGCACCACCCTGTGTTGTTGACTGGGCATTGGGGATAACGTCGCCATGAGTCGTTATCAGGCAGAAGTAAGCTGTGTTTGCCGCGCCATTGTAGGAGCTGAACCCACCTGCGACAATGATGCGTCCGTCCTGCGGGACAATAGCATTCACCGCGCCATTGAAGCCTGTGCCTGTCACGAGTGTTGTGTCAAGAGCGCCAGCTGCGTCCGTCCGAGCAAGGTGTCCGACTGCCACAGAGTTGTAGGTCGTGAACTCGCCACCAAGAATGACCTTGCCAGCGTAGGTCTCAATAACCCTGGCAGGAATGTCAAGTCCTGAGCCAACGTCGTAGGTCGCATCAACAGCACCAGCAGACGTAAGGCGCACAATGTTCTTGCCAGAATTTATCCCGTCAGCCGACACGAGCACGTTTCCGAGCGAATCAACAGCCAAGGCAACCATCGAGTGAGTTGCGGCCGCAACGCTGTATGGCGTAAAGGTTACGTCATTGGTTCCGTCTGCCAGCAGCCGCTTGACGATGAAATTTCCTCCGGACGAGGCATCGTAGCCTGCCACGAGCAGCGTGCCATTGCTCTGGAGCTTGATGGCGCTGACAACAGCAAAGCCTGTTGGCGCGTAGGACACGTCAAGCACTCCGTAGCGCGACAGCCTGATCAGCGGAACAGCCACCGAGGTGCCACTGTAGGCATCGAAATCTCCACCAACAATGATGGCGTAGTCGCTCTGGACAGCCACTGTTGCTGGCAGGCCGCCAGTAACGCCAGTAAGACCTGTGCCAAAGGTTGTTGAGGCATCAAGCTGTCCATCGCCGCGCAGCCGCGCAATCTTGCGGCGTGACTGGTTTGTGTATTGGTAGAAGTCACCAACAACAACCATCGTGTCGTCGCCAGGAGCGTGCGCAAGAGCAATTACGGCGATTGAGCTTGGCTCGCTGGGAGGAATGGCGAGGAATCCATTCTGGGTCGTGTAGTCAAAGGCGTGGTTGTCATTGATCGGGACTGGCGCCAGCGGGTTGTAGGAGTAGCCAAGTATGCGCGTTCCGTCAGAGTCGCGCAGCGTGATCTTTCCCTGCTGCGTGGCATTGTCGAGCCAGAAGTCACCACCAAGCACGAACTGGTTGTTGTTATTAGTGGCCATTGCTCGGACAGCACCATTCAGCGTCCCATAGCAATAGCGCGTATAATACTGAACAGAGTCGTAGAAGCACGGATACACCGAGTGGAGGTAGTTGGCCTGATTCTCGGCCGACTGCTGAGCGAGCGATGACGCCTGCCCATCCGCATCCTCCTGCGACACGTGCGAACGATAGGTTGCTGTGGCTGTTACGGAAATTGGCCCAGTAACGGATCCCGACGGACAGGTGATGGTGGATGTGTAGGACTTTGTTGACACCCAGAGCTTGTGCTGAACTGTCTCATACAGCTTCTCAGCAGGGACAAAGTCCTTGTCGCGATCAAAAACATGGTTGACGCCAAATTCGTCCACCACACAGACCTTGCTCTCGTCAGCCTCACAGCGTCCTGTGGAAGGTTCAGCCCAAGGCTCAAGGTAGAGCTTGATGCTGTCGAGGGCTGCCTGTCCGCACCAGTGGACAAGGAGGCTGAATGCCTTGTCGATGTGCTCGGAGTTCTCGCTTTCGCAGGTCTGCTCGGCGCTGGAGGCGTCCTTGGCCACCTCGGTGGTGAGGCGGCGTGACTGCTTGCGCAGGATGCCGTATTTGCTGCTGTTGTTTGTCAGCTCGGACACGCCAGCTGTGTCATATCCCGACGGAGCAAGTATCTCCTTTTCCAGAATCGTCTTGTAGGCTCCGCGTGTTCCTCGGAAATCAACCTGTATGCCGATGTCGCCTGAGAGCTCCTTGAAATCCAACTCAGCATACTTCATCGCCTTGAGATCCAGCCCGTCCCCAAGCATCCGTGTTTCAAACTCGCAGTAAATTGGCTGGCTATAGGGAGTGGTCGAGAAGTCACTCGCCATCTCAAAGAATGTATCCTCACGCTCGGGCATGAATGCCTCCCACACATGGTTGAACGATCCGTCGCTGAGTGCCGAGTAGTCAATGCTCAGGGCGAAGGCTCTCCGACGCGTGTCAATCTTTCCTGTCAGCCACTTCATTGGCCTGATCCCTGTCCACACGCTTGACCATGCCGGCTGGTGATCTGCGCCATACTCGCTCATCACCGCGTAGTCCATGACAAAGGTCTGCGAATTGAGCGACTCGCCAATGGGCATCGACATCAGTAGATAGTTCTCAAAGCTCATACCACAGATCCCACTCTGATCCTCCGACATGAACTGCTTGCTGAAGGCCATCTCAGCATCGCGGTAGTTTATCTGGGACGTGACATAGTTGCTGGCAGCGGAGTCCGACGACACAAGACCACCATTGCTATACCACCACATCAGTCCTGCCTGGAAAACAATGCTGTGGCCTGACACACAGCCTGTGCTCGGGAATAGAACCTGCTGGAAGTTGGCAGTAGCAGCCCACTTTGAGCGGTCGCGGATTCCTGAGCGGATCACCTCGCTGCGCTCGTCGGTGAATACGGTGACAGTTTCCTGGTTGTCATTGCTGATGAAACTCTTCAGGCCTGTGACATTGCGCGGGTAGGTGAAGTCTCCTCGGCCAATTCCAGCCACGCGCTCGGTGAACAGCAGCGGGTCGTAGGCATCACTGGCAATAACAACCCTGTCCCGTGCCACCCATAGGCGTCCGCCCGAGAAGGCCATCCACGTTCCGCGTGGCGTCTCAAGTGCTGGGGACGTTTCATCAAGGTGGCGATCAACCTCGCCATTGAAGAAGGCAGCAGGATTGATCCCGTCCTGCATCATCATTACATTGTAGGTCGGAACGATCTGCAGCGACTGGTCAGAATTGAGAGTAACTGTCTGCTGGGCTACACAGAAATAAACATACGGAGCCTTTGGGTCAAAATTGATGTTTTTGAGCTGGAACTTCTGCCACGAGCGTGGCTGCTGAAGGGGAAATGGCAAAGCATACACCAGTCCCTCAACCGCGACGACGAGCCAGTCCTCAAGGCGATTGTTGATGTTGATCGGGAAGAGTTCGCCACCCTGAAGGTTGCCAGGAGGCAGGATCAGTTTCATGTCGAAGCCAGGACGTGTCTGTGCCACGCCGCCGCGATTCACAATGTTCACGCCACGCCGATACTGTCCCTCCTGAAGCAGCCATGGACTCCGCAGGGTGTTCATCCCATTCGTCCATCCCACATCAACCTTGAGCAGCTCGCCAGATGTTACCTTTGGTGACTTCATACGTCCATCCAGTCGCTCGGATTGCTCATTATGTCCGAATTGATCTGAACAGTATCCACTCGTGGGCCATCAATCGAGCGATCCCGCTTGTTCATACGCTCAACAGCCTGCTTGCGGAAAACCTCAGCCTCGTCAGTGAAATTCTTGAGCAGCAGCTCGTGGCTCCGCACCATCAGCATCACTGCGAACCCGCTGTCCAGATTGATAAAGTCATAGTCGCTGGTAATTGCCAGATGCCGCCGCTTGTATTTCATCCGCACCGACAGCGTCTTGCCCTTGGCCTGCGAGTCAGAGATCTGAATCCTACGATAGGTTGGCTCAATTTCGCTCGGGTGGTAGTCGCCGAGCAGCGTCTGCTCGCCAGAGCGGCCAGAATCCCAGCACCATAGCTTCAGGAAGCCAGAGCTGGCTGGTTTCTGGACTCGGGTGATGGAACTGGCCTTGAAAACAGGCAAAATCTGAACCGTGCGCTGCTCGCCATCGCCCGAAGTCATAAATTCGATGCGTCCATCGGTATTTCCGAGGTCTAAGGCTTGGTTTTGGTCGCTGTAGAGCTCGATTTGCCCACCCGAGACGTTTCGAGCCCAATAAGGTGTGTTCTCGACCAAAGGCGAGGGCAAAACGGAGGTCGTCGCGACCTTGATTTCGTCCCCTGAGGCGAACTGATGGGCTGGAATCTCAAGAGTTGTGGCTGGCGGGACAGTAAAATCCACATCCAGCACCATCGAATGGATCCCAGACCCAATCGTGGACAGGGTTATGTCGTCGCCGTATTCCGTTTGGACAGCCAGCGATCCGTCGGACAGCAAATTTGCTAGGTAAGGCGTGTCCACAGCCAGCGGCTCAGGAAGTGTGCCGTCGGTGACGAACTTTATGACAGCGCCAGAGTTTAGGTAGCCAGGAAACTCCAAGTCCAGCGAGCTGTCGTATGGGACAGCCGCAACTGTTTTCTCCGACGACAGGTAAAGGGTTCCTGATCCGAGCGAGATGACTGAGATTCGACCAGTGGTATTGGCAAGATCAATGGCATGCGCATTGGTGTCGTAAAGCTCTACGGTCTGGCCATTGATGACACGCAGGTAATAGTTCGTGGCTTGGTCGAGCGTCTGGGAGGCGAAGGGCAGTGTGCCTTGGGTGTAGAGCTTGGCAGCCTGACCTGTGATGTAGTTGCTGGCATCAACCGAAAAGGGTGCCTGGTATCCAACAGTGAACACGCGGCTGACCAGCACGAAAAGTGCACCCGAGCCCTGGGATGTGATGGTGACAGCCTGGGGAATCGTGTCATTCAGCGTAAAGGTCGTCGCAGTCATCGGAGCCTCAGCCCGATAGACCACGCCGCTCTGGAGCGGCTCGGGCAGCGTGCCATTGCTGGAGAACTGGACATAGCTTCCACTGGCTGGCACAATGGACACTGTCGGCACGTCTGTGTAGCCAGTGCCCTGTGCGATCATCGTGAGAGCTGTTATGATGCCACCAGACACAGTAGCCTGACAGACTGCACCTGTTCCGCCGCCACCTGTGATGTTGACGAATGGCGCCTCCTCATATCCCGAGCCAGGATTGGAGATCGTCAGCGAGGACACCGACTGCGCGGTGAGATTGGCTGTGGCAATGCCGCCGGAGCCGCTCGGTTGGTTCAGGTTGTGGGCGACCGCCGTAATGACGTTGCTCGAGTCCCCATTCACAACTGTGGCAGGAATGGACTTGATGATTGAGCAGGAGCCGGAGTCAGCCGTGGTGAATGTGATGGGATTGTAGTTGTTCTGTGCGTCTGTCA